GAGCAAACGACAATCCGCCTCCCGGCTGAACTGAAAAAGCAGTTGCAGCGAGAGGCGGAGAAAGTAAATAAATCCTTTAATAACTTTGTTGAAATCCTACTTAATAAATGGGTTAAGAATTATCAAGCGCAATAGGACCGTTTTCTCTTTCGTAATCAGCAACTAGCTTTTTAAGAGCACGTTCAATTTCTTTGTTTGTTGATCGGTCATTGTCTTGTGCGATAAAAGCTACTTTTGCTAATAGAATCGGGTCGATTCTTAAAGTATAACGTGGTAAATCCGATGGCATATATAAGCCCCCTTTTTGTCGTCACTTTAACGTCAGTATAAGACAAAAAGAAAAATTTGAAAAGTATATTGACATCACTATTTCGTCACCTTATAATAACAACAGGAGGTGACGCAAAAGTGACGAAAGAAATAGTGAGATCAGGGCTTAGGCTAACCAAAGATTTAAACCACGATTTAACAAGAATCGCTCAAGAAATAGGAATGACCAAAAACCAGTTAATGGTAAAAATCCTGTGGGACTGGGTAAAAGAGCAGAAGGCAGGTTAAAACTGGCCCAGGGAGTCGGGAGGAGGTGAAAGTAATGGACAAAAAGATTTGTGTTCTTAACGCGTTGGCGTCTTTTGTAAAAAGAGCGTCCAAAAAAGGAGCAACCGCCGAAGAAATTGCGCTTCTTCCGGCAGTTGCAAAAGTTCTGTTGGATTATTTGTCGTCTGATGAATCGAGAGATTCGAGCGTGTTGTAAACGCCCCGAATGATTTGCTGAACATTATCAAATTTGGTTAGTCCGTGGCTTGATCCATTGCCAAGCACCAATTTGCTGGATGCCTCAATATAGGCAATAGCTACATCAACGGCAAGTTCTTTATTGGTTTTTGACATTATTTTTCACCTCCTTTCGCCCATATTCTACCATAAGAGGGCGAAAGGGACAATGAAAAGCCGGCCAAAAATCTGCTTTTAAGGGAAGGAAAGGGGGAATAGAAATGACATTAGAAGATTTAAGAAAAATGGATAAAGAAACGATAGTCCCAAGCGTTGCAGCTCAGGTACTTGGCTGCGATCCCCATTGGATACGGCTCACGGCAAGAATGCACCCGGAGTGGCTAGGGTTCCCGGTGGTTGTATATCAGAGCCGCACCAAGATTCCGCGGAGGGCATTTATACGGTTTATGGAAGGAGGAGGCAGCCTATGAGAGTGACAATCGACCTAACGGTAGAAGAAATGAAGGAACTGCAAAAACCGCCTGAAAACAGGGAGGAACCGGACCTGATGACATTGCAAGACCTGGAACGGGCGTTGCTGACGATGGCGGATAAGAACAAGGACATATTTTTAAAAATTCTAAAGGATGGTGAACCGAAGGGATGAATAAGTGGAGGTTTGCGGAACAGATAAGTCGGTTGGGCTTTTCCCAGGCAACGTTTGCAAAAGAATTAGGGATGTCCAAAAATACGCTGAACAATAAGCTGAATGGCAGGGGATATTTTACAACAAAAGAAATCAAACAGATATGCGGTCGGCTCAACATAAAAGACGCGCAGCTCATAGTGGATATTTTCCTGAGCTGACGGAAGGGGGGAGCAAGATGAACATAAAGGTATCACGAGGGTACTTTGCCTTGTGCCGGAACTATGGCTGGAAAGCGACATGGGAAGGACTGCTGGCGTTCCGTGCAGGAATCAGGGCGGAAACGCTGAAGAAAATTGCACAATAAGGAAGGGAAAAAGATGGAACAGACAAAGCTAAGAAAGATTTTGGATGAACACAAAAGATGGATTGAAACAAACCAAAGAGAAGGCAGTAGAGCAGACCTTCGGGAAGCAGACCTTTGGGGAGCAGACCTTCGGGGAGCAAACCTTTGGGAAGCAAACCTTCAGGGAGCAGACCTTCGGAGAGCAGACCTTCAGGGAGCAGACCTTCGGGGAGCAAACCTTGACTATAGCTGTTGGCCACTTTGGTGCGGCAGTTTGGATGTAAAAGTCGATAAAAAAATAGCTGTTCAATTGGCTTACCATTTTTGCAGATTGGACTGTGACGATCCAGAATATATCAAAACACGCAATGCTGTTTTAAGTTTTGCGAATCAATTTCACCGGGTGAATGAATGCGGAATGTTACAAACAAAATAAAAAAATCTGCCAGCCGGAGAGGGCGCTCCGAGAAGGCAGAAAGGCAAAAATATCACATAAGAAGTATAACACAAAAGGGGCGATTATGCAATGGGAGATTTCGGGATGAACGCGGCCCAGTGGAGTTATGACCGGATGGAACCGCGCGGTGGTATATACGGGGAGCCGGAACCGGAGCCGGTTTTTGAACCCTTTGAAGATAAGTGGGAAGAAGAAACAGAGAAAAGGATTTTAAAAAAGCGGATGGAACAGGAGGAAAATAAATGGAAAGCATAACGATCTGGGACCAGCTTGATTTGCTGGCAAAAATCTGTAAGGCTGCAAGCGATGCGCATAAGATGGACCAGCTTACCATTGATCTGTTAACAGCGGAGAATAAAAGCCTAAAGGAGGACCAGGCATGCAAGGATTTGAAAACGGCGTTAAATTTTATACAAAAGCCATAGGAGAAATTATCGTCAATTTTCCAGAAAATAGAACAGTATGCCAATGGTGTCCTTATTGCAGGAATGAAGATTCTCTCAGGAGATGGAAATGTTTGATTACTGGAGAATATATAGTCTATCCCTTTGATTGCATAGGGGACAAATGCCCTCTGACCTTAATAAAAGAGGAAAGGAATGATGACATATCGGAATCCCAGTATTGATTTTAGGAGAATCTGGAAGCGGAAAAACTGCAGGTTTGCGGGAATATAAGCCAGGGGAAATACTGGTTTTCAATGTGGCTAATAAACCCCTTCCCTTCCGAACAAAATTAGATACCATCCCCAAGGCCACTTATGAAGTAATTGGAGAATTTTTAAAGGAAAATAAGTATAAAACATATGCAATAGACGACAGCCAGTATTTAATGGCCTTTGAAATGTTTAGCCGGGCAAAAGAAACAGGATATAACAAATTTACTGATATTGCAATCAGATTTAAGAATATGCTTGCGTACATAACGGAAAAGATGCCTTCGGACAAAATTGTTTTTTTACTCCATCATACCGAGCAGACTGAAACAGGAAAAATAAAAGCCAAAACCATTGGGAAAATGCTGGATAATCAACTGACATTAGAAGGGCTTTTTGCAATTGTCCTGCTTTGTCAAACTGATGGAAGCCGTCACTTTTTTATTACCCAATCAGACGGTTATACCACGGTAAAAAGCCCTATGGGGATGTTTGACCTAGAAATAAACAACGATTTAAAAATGGCAGAGCAAAAAATTCGGGAATATTACAACTTGTAAAGGAGCAAACAAAATGAAGCCTATATCAAACTGGGAAAATATCAAAGCAGCCAAGGGATATACTCCGCTTCCGGCCGGCGGGTATATCTGCCAAATTCAAGGAGCAAAAATCAAGGAATACCAGGCCAGTAATGGTGGCGCATTTGAAAAAATGGAAATCGCACTGGATATTTATGAAGGAGAATTTAAAGGTTTTTATCAACAGGATTTTGATAACCAAAATACAGAGGACAAGCGTTGGAAAGGAGTATTACGGCTCTTTCTTCCTAAAAATGACGGAACCGAGCGCGACCACCGAACCGCTTCCATTTTTAAGGCGGTAATTGAAGCAGTGGAAGACAGCAATAATGGATACCATTGGGATTGGGATGAAAGAAAATTGAAAGGAAAAACTGTTGGCTGTCTCTTCCGTTTGGAAGAATGGGAATATAACGGTCAAACTGGATGGAAAGCGCAGCCGTTTAGAGCCATCGACGCGGAAGCGATCCGGCAGAATAAATTTTCCATTCCAAAAGAAAAAGCATTATCCGATAAACAGAACTATTCTCCTAATCAAAATAAGCCGTCTCCAGTGGATGATGACGATCTGCCGTTTTGATATGCAGAGGTAACAGGATGACGCCTTTTGAAGTAAGAGAAGCGCTGGACACGCTGTCCGTTATTGTGGACACAAGAGAAAAAACCACTATATATTTTGAGCGTCGTATGCAGTTAATTGGCTTGCCTTATGTACGAAAGGCAATGCCTTTCGGTGATTATTCAGCAAAGTGTAACCTGGAAGATGGGCGGGAGCTAGATTTTTCCGGTTCCCTGTCCATTGAAAGAAAAATGAATTTCGATGAACTTTGCCAATGCTATACTAAAGGGCGCAAACGCTTTCAGCGGGAATTTGAAAGGGCAAAAGAAGCTAATGCAAAAATTTATTTGCTGGTAGAGAACGGAAGCTGGGAGAAGGCCATAAAAGGGGATTATCAAAGCCAGATGAATCCAAAAGCGTTTGTTGCCAGCTTGGCCGCATGGCTCGCCCGGTATAATTGCCAATTGATTTTTTGCGAACCCCAAACGACGTCGGCGCTAATCCGTGAAATCCTTTACAGGGAAGTAAAAGAGCGGTTGGAAAGGGACGATTTTTATGGGATGGATTAAGTTAGATAGAAAAATACTGGAACATTGGATTTGGAAAGATAAACCCTATTCAAAGGGGCAAGCGTGGATTGACCTTCTACTTTTGGCTAATCACGAGGATAAAGCGTTTATTTCCGGGACTCGTAAAATAGAAGCAAAGCGGGGAAATATTTACAAAAGCGTCCTGTTTTTGGCAAATAGATGGGGTTGGAGCAGGAAAAAGGTCATGGGACTACTAATGGCACTACAAAAGGACAACATGATAACGCAAAATAGTACAACCCATGGGACAACCATAACCATTGTAAATTATGAGAAATATCAAAATCGCGGACAACGCAACGGACAACAAATGGACAACCGTTTGACAAAAAAGGGACAACAAAGTGCACACATACAAGAATATAAGAAGAATACTACGTATTCTAAAGAAGAAAAGAAGAGCGGCTGCGCCGCAAAGGTTCCCCCTCCTGGGGGAATGACGGAAGCGGAGTGGGACACCTTGAAAGCAAAGCTAAGGGAGTGAAAAAATGCCTTACGAACTGAAACGGGAAGACATTTTGGGGCTAGCCTGTAAGCTAAATGCTGAAACTGTTGAGAAAGGTGACGAGTTATTTTTTAAATGGTGCCCTTATTGTCACGGGGATGGGCACGATAAAAATACTTTTTCCGTAAATATGGAAACCGGGACGTTCCACTGCTTCCGTTCTTCCTGTGGAAGACAAGGCCACTTTGTGCAGATGGCAAAGGACTTTTCCTTCCCTTTGGATTTTCAAAATACCCGCATAAAAAAACATTATCGCCAACTCCCCCAGCGTCCGGTAAAAATTCGTGAACCAGCTGTAGATTATCTGGAATCAAGGGGGATCAGCCGCGAAATAGCGGAACGCTATCGGATTACAGTCAGAAAAGACAATCCTAAAATCCTGGTATTCCCTTTTTACGACCAGGACGGAAGGCTGCAATTTGTAAAATACCGGAAAACGGATTTTGACAAAACCAGGGATAAAAACAAAGAGTGGTGCGAAACCAATACCATGCCGATTTTGTTTGGGATGGCGCAATGCAGCAATTTTGATACCCTGGTGATTACAGAAGGACAAATCGACAGCCTGTCGGTATCAGAATGCGGAATTAAAAATGCTGTTTCCGTACCTACTGGCGCGCAAGGGATGACCTGGCTGGAGAATTGTTGGGATTGGATATTAAAATTCAAAGCTGTTGTAGTGTTCGGGGATTGCGAAAACGGG